ATGAAAAGGTATTTAAAGAGAATCCTGTTACTGTACTAAATTGCATTGATACCTGTTGAGCAGGTTCTACATCTCCTTTTTTTCTATGTAACCATAAATATAGATTATACCAGGTAGCATTAGTAGTGTTAAAGAAATCATTACTAAATGTAATACTATATTTAGTTTGTATTGCTAAGATTATTTCGTGTAATCTCAAAGCAAATTTTAGATCATTCCAAAAAACACCATTAGCATTTGTTGAATTTACATAAGGTAAATTACCATTACCTGTTTTAGAAGTATCATAATATAATTGCCTAGTATGAGTTATTAATGGAGTTATTAATGGAGGAGCAGTAGAAAGTAAACCACCTCTAATATTAGTTGAATTATAATCAGTATCTTCAGCACTTAGATCTAAAGCTGATAGCTGATCATCTCCTAGTAAATCTTTTAAGTTTACTGTTTCTCCAAAGAATGTAATTCTATATCCATAGGGTTTGTTCTTTTTAAGATCCACACCTTCTAGCCTTACAAATCCTTTTTTAAATGGTATGTTATTTAATTGTATTTCTCCTGCTACTTTATTTCTAGCATCAAAAGTATTTTCTAAGTTATAATTATAATAATGCTTAAATAATATGTTGTTTGTTTTAGATGCAGGTACAGTAAATGTTTGAGTAAACTCAGTAAAGATCTTAGCTATATCTCTTATGTTTTGTATGGTTTGAGTTATAGATACACTCTCATCTTTAAATAGATCTACTCTAGTACCACTTATAAATAATTGTAGTTTTTGCATTATCTAACATTGTTAATATAATCAAAGGCCTCTTCAAATTGTATTGTATATTGTATTAACTTATCATTTAAAGAAGTTTTATGAGTAATGTTACTTGTTCTAACTGTTAATGGTACTATCTCATTACTACTTGGATTAGTAAATTGAGGCCTAACCATCCATACATATTCAGATAATAGTAGCTCTTCAAACCAAGCATTAGCACTCTCAGGATAAAATCCTGAAGATAAAGAATGAGATACTTTACCCTGCTTATCAAATGTTTTTATAGGATGATTAAGATTAGAATAAGTACCTGTTGTACTAATTATATTTCTTTGATATTTATCTGATTTTACATTTGTTGTATTAACTTCTTTTAAGAAAAACCAAAGCTCTTGTAATGCTCCATATCTATTTATAAATATAATCTTTCTTCCTGCTCCATATTTAGTACAATCTATTCTAGTAATAATAACATTTGTAGTTTCTACTGTATCTGAAGTATCTCCTGCATTAAAATCATTAGTTTGTATTGCTCCTGATGAATCTGTATATTGGAAAGCACCTGCAGTATTTGTTGGTACAAATATTTCAAATGTATTTCCACTTGCAGCATATTTAGGGGTAAATAAAACTGTCCTAGTACCTACTGTAGGATTAGATCCCTGATTAAAAGTACCATATCCATCTAAGCCTATATGAGTAACAGTATCTGTACTGCCTACTTGAGTACCACCTGCATTTGCTTGAGGATAAAATTTTATAGCTCTAGATATTGCTACTGAGTTACTAGGATAATCAGAAGGTATTAAAGTAACTGCAGGAGTTAAATAATCTCTACATAATTCAGCTATCTCAAATAACACAGGGCTACCTGCAGTACAATCTTTAATAATAACATATCTTAATGTACTATCTATAGTAAGCTCTAGCTTAGCAGAAACTGCTCCTGATGGAGTTGTTAATGTTTCATATCTTGGACTTCTTAAAAGTATTGTAGCCATATCTTATTTTTTAATACCTAATATTACTTGTTTCTCAGTATCTAACAAAAAAGCATTTAGAAATTCATCTCCAAATCTTTGAATACCTTTATCAAAAGGATTAGAAAAAAACATAGTAGCTCTTAATCCATTCCTCCATATACTATTTACTATTATATATCTCATTGATTGATAACTCATAAACCTTCCTCTTTTATCTCTAAATTGAAACTTCTTTAATTTAATCCAATTCTCAATACCTGTTGTTAATCCTCCTTTTGGGCCTGTACCTGATCCAAACTTAAAAGGGCTTGATGCAGTATTACCATCTGCATAATATCCCTGAGTACCTCTAACACCTTTATCCTGGAATACTCCATAATCCTCCATCTCAAAGTAAACATAAAATCCTTCAGGCCTTACTTCTATTTTAGGCTTTATAGAATTGTACAATTTATTAGATGCTCTCTTTCCTTTTTTACTAAGATTAGATTTAGCTTGTTGTACTACATATTTAGCAAACTTATCTACTACTGCCTCTAACTCTGCTAACTTCATAATCTATAGTTAATTCCAATACTACTATTTACAATCTCACTATCCCAAAACTTAACATACTCTCCTTCAAAAAACAAGCCTAATGTTTTGCTGATTTTCCATCCAAATATTAAACCTCCCTGATAGTCATCCCATTGCTCTCCTTCTAGGTTGTTGTTATGGCCACCTAAACCCCAACTGTTTCTATGTAGATAAGAGAAATCTTCATTACCTTTTATATAATGATGATAAGGTAAAATCCAATTAGCGTAAGCGTGTAACCAAAACTTAGATCTATAATGATAGAAATCTACTCCTACTATTGGAGCTACCTCCATAAATGGATCTAACTCATTCCACCTCTCTTGATTAAATCTATTCATTAGATCTCCAAATACTCTATCTCTAAAATCTCTATCTCCATAAGCTACAATATCTCCTTCAGGATTTCTCCATATCCAATCATAAAATACATTACCTGTATTATAATCTGTATAACTTGTAAAGTGATCTGTATATCCATATTCAAAACCTAGCGTGTACCAATAGTTAGCAGGATTACCTTGATCATCTAATTCATTTAACCAAAGCTCTATAGGATTATATCCATAAGCCTTTTGATGAGATCTTGCTATAGCTCCTGCTGATATACTTATTTTTTTACCTATTGGTAATTTAAATCTAACCTCAGCAGATTGATATTGAAAATCTACATTACCTTGAGTTCTTTGTTCTAGTTTTACTATATGATATTTGCCTGTATGTCTTAAAAAGTATCTAGAGTTTACAAACTCTTCAGATCTCTCTCTTTCTTTTTCAAAATGGAATAAATACTCAAATCCCTTTACTGCTCCTGTAGGTGCTGAGATACCTACCATATTCTCAGATCCATCTATGTAGTTTTGTTTTACTTCGTAATCATATCTAGCTAATCTTCTTATACCAAATCCTACTCTATAATCAAAAGGATGATATACAGTTTCATCTACTACTTGAGGTATTGCATAAAGATCATCAGGATCTGTTCTTATAAAGTAATCAGGATATTGAGTTTCGTAAGCCTCTTTAATATCTCCTGCTACATAAAAGGTAGAATACTTAAATACCTTATCATATATTTTTTTAAATACCTGGCCATTAACATTTGTAGTTAATAATATTAATAATATTGTTATTAGTTTTTTCATTTTAAAATTTGTCCTCTATTAGTTTGTCTATATGTTTATTAATTAATTCAATACAATTTTCAGGAAGTTTAAGATCTATACCACTTTCTACTCTTGTTATTTCTTTACCATTATGGTACAATATTATAGTAGGTAGATACTTAATATTTTCTTCTTTAAATAATACTGCTCTGTTTTCCATTTTAAAGTAGTAGATATTGTACACTTTAAATGGAGTTAATTCAATCTCAGAATCTTCTACAAATCCTGCAGAGAATTGTACTATACTAATATCATCTTTGAAATCTTGGCTATATATAGAGCTAGTAAATAATAATATTAATATAAGTATTCTCATCTGTTCTTACTTATTTCATATAACCTATCATCTATCTTCTGTAAGTTTTCTTTGATCTCATTAATATCTTTTGATAATACATCTTGTTTCTCTTCTAATCTTTTAACAGTTTCTCTTACAAGCTCATCCTTATATTGGAACTCTATGGGATTGACTGAGTTAATTTTAAGCTCTTCTACATTGGCAGAATTTAGAGCTACTGATGATGAGAGTGTAAAGTAAGTAGTAGCTAATGATATTGTAAAGAATATTATTACTCCTATTGTTTTTAGATCAAGTGTTAATTTTGAGTTTTCTGAAACTTCCATTTTAGCATATAGTTATATCGTTATAAATTTTTATATCCATTGTAGCAGTAAATCCTGCTAATTGATTTTCAAACCTATCATAGAAAGGCTCTAGAGTTGGATCTGATTCTAACTGATATTCAGAAGTAAAAAGAGATCCTCTTCTTAATAATTGTATTAGTTTGTTTAATACTCCCATTTGAGTATTGAGTATATCCTGGAGATTGTTATTACCTGTAAATATATCTATAGGTTTTTCTTTAGATTCATTTACAATATCCATAGCAAGTACACTTATATTAAAGCTAAGAGTTTGCTCTCCTACTACCACACTATTAATAATAATATGGGCCATAGGAAACATATCTTGCTTTCTTAAATTAACATCAGATATATCTCCTGTAGTAACAGTATTGATATTTTGATCTTTAAGGAGCTGCTCCTTTAAAGTGTTTGTTACTTGGTAAAATCCTCTTATTCCCTGATTACTCATTTAAATTTCTTTTTTATTTCTTGGGCCTCTAGCTCATTTTTATCTTTCATATAACTTAACCAGGTAAAACATTTGTGAACATTCAATTTAGTGATATGTTCAATTTTTGTAATGTCTGATCTACATAATGCCCAAATTGACTGATACCATCCCCATTTTTTTCCAAAGTTAGATACTGCTGATAGATCTCCTTCTGATCCCCCTCCTCCAAAGATTTCAGGATATGATTCGATAAGTCCACGCCTAATTTCATCAAAAAAAAAATTGATGAGGTTACTGCACTCATTGGCATATCTAATAAATACTTATCATTATCCACAGTATAATCATCTATAGCATACTTATCTCCTACGCTTGTAATTATGGGCCTGTATAATACATTCATTGCTTTTTCAATATTATCCCAATCTCCTATATATGTATCTAGATCTATGTACTCTCCTAGTGTCATATCATCTAACGAAGGATGGAAACCATATTGAGTTTTCCCTAGTTTAAATTTCCTTACTAAAGATGGCTTATCATTAAAGGTTTTATCTAACATAGTTATTACCTCTTCTGAATCTTTATACTTCATCCTGTAAACTTCTTTTAATGATACCTTACAAAATATCTCAAGCATTTTAGCCTTTATAAATTTAGGATCATCATTGTTATCCTGGATCTTTAAAAAGTGTTTATAATCTCTTAGCGTGATGTCATCCATACTGCCAGGAATATCTAACTTTATTTTCATATTATTATAACGAATTTAATTTAACATTTTATTTAAAAAAAAAAGTAGGCTAAAGATACACAAACCACTCAGAAATTGTACCTCTGCCTACTAACCAAACAAACTAACTAATCTAAACAAACTATGATGAAATGGTTTAGAAATTTTGCTTATAATCTTTTAATAGTTTTTCATATTTATCTTTTAGTTCTTTTAACTCTAATAGAGCTTTGTTCTTTCTTTCTCTATAATCACTTATAGCTATTTTATGAAAGGCATTATCTCTTTGCAGCTCTACTACATAAAGAGTAACCTCAAATAAATTCTCACTAAAACTTTTAAGCTCCTTGTTATGAGGCTTTAGCTTTAGCCATTTTTTTACCAGGCTTGAGCATAGTTCCATATTATTATAATACTCAAGATCCTTTAAGTTCGTTACTTTGTCTATTGGCATACTTAAAGTTAATAAATTTTATCCATAGTAGATAACCATAGCTATCCAATACATAAAAAATATAGTACATACAAATAGGAACTCTCCTATCATTCTTAATATAAATTTAATTTTCTTCATAGAATACTTCATCTAATACTGTTATATTGTTCCAATTATTTAAAGCATAATTAATAAAATTATCAATATGCTTTTTATCCTTAAATTCTCTATTTACATAAACAGGCTTAGCCTGGTTATTCATAAATTTAACTGTAGCTTTTATTGCCATTATATAAAATCTTTAAATTCTTGTAGCTCAAAATGAAACTGCTCCACTCCTAATTGCTCTAATTTGTTTACACAGGTTTGCAAAAGAGAGCTACATTTAACACACTTTCCATTAAAGAAAACTGCCCATCTCATAGATTGAGGTACACTCTCATCAAATTGAATACTGCCTCTATGCCCTCCCCATTGTAATTCAGGGCCGAACTCAGGAATCTCAAAAGACATAACAGGAGTATCGTTATTTGCTATTTTCTCTTTAATTACTTTTTGAATAAATTTTTTCATTTGTTTTAGTTTTAAATTAGTAATACTCAAATCTACAACTAAATATTGGATATATCAACAAAAAACTTGAAAACTTTTATCTTATTATGTATCTACCTCTGTTGGGATTCTTTAATTCCATCATTAAAGCATATCTACAAGCATCAATACAATCAGGATGTAGGCCTGTAGGTTTCTGAAGATTATTGCCTTCTTTGTCTTTATCCCATACATATCCTTGCAGCTCTCTTATTAGATTCTTAGATCTTGAAGTAATATAGATCTCATTTTGGTTTATTAGGTTAAGGCCATATACTACTGAATCTCTACCCTTAGTTACAGGAAATACTTTATGCCCATAGTTTCTTAGCTCCTGGATAGATTTAGGCTCAGCAGAATCTGCATATATATTATAGCCTATATTGTTTTGTTTAATAAAGTAACTAAGATCTCTAGTTAACATTCCTTTACGATATAGTATCTCATCAAAGATATAAGCATCATTCCATTTATAGAGGTTTATAATTACGCTTGGATCTACAGAATATCCAAAATCTAATCCTCCACAAAGTAACCTAGCATCATTAGG